CACCAACCGTCTCATTCATTAAGCGGTTAGATTGAACTGTACCTTGCGAGAAAGTCCCTGCGATGTCATCAAAATCAACGTTTAGTCGATCTTGCTCTTCATACGCTGAGGCCGTGATATCAGGAGTATTAATTACCTGCACGTCACCTATGGGATCATCCATCATTACACTGCCACCGGGAACGCTTCTCTTCAACGCATTGATATCTATATTTGAACTACGTCTAATGTGGTAGCGCTTGTTCAATACCAACTGAACATTGTCTGTTCTCTGGTTGGCAATATCATTTGCGGCGGTCTGTAAATCCTGTGTCATCTCTACAAGAGATGAAGGATAAATTCTGTGGGCCTCAATACTAGCGCCACCCATAACGTAGGGGCGTTCACCTTCTCTGAGGTGTGGGTATACTTCAGTAAGGGGCTTTACGTCAGACAACATATGGTAGATGCCGCAGGTGTAAAAAATATAATCTTTGCCCTTTTTCCTTACGATGTTCTTATGAACAAATACAGTATCGTATGCCTTAATATTTTCTTGCCGATCTGCTATTGGGTCTTGGCGCTTACCCTGTCTGGCCGCTCTTGTCGAATCAAACTCTGACCGCTTGGAAGACATAAGAAGTTCGGCTTCAGAAAGTTTTTTCCACTTAGGCTCTCCAGTCTTAGCGTCCACATCTTTCATTTTTTGCATCACGTCTTGAACATACATCGGTATGACTTCAATAACGAATGGAGATGAGTTAATTGGATCATTCCAATCTGCCGCTGGATCAATCCTAAAATTCTCTGAAGCTACTAATCGGACGCTTGGACAATCCTTGAGGACTTTTGTATTTTCCTCAATATCTATTGCTGGAGTACCGTCCTCATTGATAACAGGATTTTGTAAATCATCAACAATGTCTTTTTCGCTTTTTACTTTTTCTTCTTTGTAATCCCAGAACTGGTGAGAGATTACAGACCCGAATACCATTGCCTCCTGATAGGCCGCTATAATGGTTTGGAACCAAGGTATTGTTTTCGTGAGCCTATATTGAAGTAAGTGTTTCAATATAACCGCAGAAGCCCTCTGATCTGGGTCAGAATCGTTCTGTGGGTAAACAGACATAACGTCCTCTGTTGCAAAGAACGCCGCCGCTACTGCGGCTTCATTAGTCCGTATAGCTGATCTTGTTTTGGGCCTAAACAGGCGAGACCTGTGAGTGTACTGAGGCGTTCCATATTTGGAACCACTAGGATGCTCAGATTGGAATAGTTTAAGATTCCGATCCCACTGCCGCCTGTAGTTAGTATTCAGGTACATCGTAGACGATTCATAGGCTTCCCTAGCTAAAGTTAGCCAAGAAGATTTTTCGTCAGAAAACCCGTCATTCATAGGGACATCATTAATCATCGAATTTCACTTCCCCACGGATATCTCTATCTAAAGATTCCAGTTCTTCTAGATTAGCTGGGCCTCTAGAAACGCTCGCTCTTTCTAACAATTCACCAGCCCATTTCTGTATGTTCTTATAATCAGGATCAATATCCTTAACCCTGATCCACATCCCATACCTTGTTGAGAGGTCTTCATTCCAGATAGCCAGCATTGAGTAATCATTGGACGGCCCAACAGCCCAAAGATGGCCGGGATAATGTTTGTATAAAGAGTCCGCAACATTTTTAACCAGAGAGGTTATCGTTGCCTCATGCATCATCCCACGATGGCTTTCGTCAATTATTACCTTCATTACAGAGCAGGTGCGGCACCACCGCCAAAGAATTGAACATAGATGGCAATAACAACAATCACAGCGATAGCACCAAAAATTATGGGCTTCTTCATCACTTTTTCCTTGATCTTCTCAAACATTATTATCTCTTTGGCCCGTATGGGCGGTGGGGGTTTTGAAAAAATTTTCTCTCTGGAAATATGTAAACAGGGACAGGTTCTTCTGGCCCGGCCAATTTTTCCACTAGCTCACGCCAACTGTAGTTGCGTGTTTTTGGTTTTTTGAAATTATCACTCAATGTAGAACCCTCTTATCTTTATTAACAATATCAACTGTTTCGCTAACAACCTGCGCTATTAAGCCGCTTAAAGCGAAAGTGATATCCATCTTGTCCAATTCATCATCTGGAGCATTAATGAAGTTAGAAAGAAACATAACCGCCAATCTATGTGGGTTCACTTCTTGTGCTATCGTTTCGTCCATTCTCATTCCTTAATAAGCTGGTAATGCTTCTGGTTCTAAATCGTCATCAAAAAGAAATTGTGGGGGAGCGGCTTCTATATCGTAGATACGGGACATAGCATCCAACATATCTACATGAACCGCAGGGAATAGGTTGTATTCGTTATCAATCATTCTCTGCGTAACGTCATACATCCTTCCATTTTCATCTTTTTGTTTTATAGGGCGCGTAATTAACGACGCATCACCCTGCTCAAAGGCTTTCTTTTGCCTTGATGTCATAAAATCCGAGGAGGGGGCCAAGAAGAAGCGCCAGTTCTCAAAGTCGGGCTGAAGTCGTTGTACGCGATCCCGTTTAGAACCCGGCCCTTCTCTTGGCCAAGCCAGTTCCTCGATTGGAAAATAGTTATTATTGATACGCATCATTTCTTTGAAATGCTCGATATCGGAATCTTTTCCGTATCTCTCGTATCCAACCTTTACAGTCATTGTCCCGGGCTGTTTAATCCACTTAGCCCGAATTTTGGATAATGCTTGCCATCTTTCCTTCAGATTTAATCTATGGCATAAACCGTCAATCAGGTACTTATTGAACTGAGGGTCTATTCCAATAACAGCTATTGCTGTTCTATCGGAAGTTTGTTTCTTTGAGTGGGCTGGATCGCACAGAATGTAAACATTCATCACTCTGGGACGTATCTCGAATCGTCTTATCCACTCTGGATCAAATACTTGCTCGGAACCTGCTATCGGGTTCTGGAGCATTTGACAGGCCAGCACATATTGGCCCATCGAGGTTTTCTTTTTATCCCACTCTTTTTCTGTAAGTAACACAGGCTTTCCATCTGGGGTGCCTGAGTCTGTCGCGGGATAGATGCGGGTTAAAGTGCCACGTTCTATTAAATCCCGGTATGTATCGGCGTAGTGGTAGCGAGTTCCGATATACCACTCTCGGTTCTCCCCACCAGCCAAGTTTTGACTGAGGTCTAAAGCCTCTGTTGTTTTTGATATCTGGTCTGGGGTGTTGACGGAATCCCTAGTGACAACGTCATCGTATATTCTGAGATCATAGTGCCGGGAAGTTGGTTGTCCATCCACAAGCCCCCAAGCCTCAACTGTGGCTTCTTTGGGGTTTGATTTGCGCCGAACAATAATCCCAGCGTCTTCACTCCATTGCGGAGAATCCTGTCTAGGATTTTTATAGCAAACATCTGGGTATAAATCTCTAAGAAATTCATTGACTTCAAATTCACGCTTAATCTGCTTGAGAAAGCCTTTCGCAATTGGTCTGGTATGACTGAATATCCCAATGGTGATATTAGGATTCTTCAATATCTCCTGAATTGTTCCAGCATAAGTTATCAGCGTGGACTTGTAATGACCCCTAGCCCATAGATCAAGCATACCGTCTGGAGACTTCTCAACTTCTCTGCATCGGTCGTATAACCATGGATGTACCGCATCCTTACGGTTGAGAAGAACTACGAGAAGAAACCAGCGGTCTACTTTAGCTAATTCTTTTATTAACTCCTTGTCATAATTCTTTTTAAGGAGATTCTTGTAAAAAGTGCCAGCCTCTTGTAGAGAGGCAGTAGGAAGGTAATCCTTGGCACGTTCAATAAATTCATTCCGGTTCATTAATGGGTTTCTCACGAAACCAGATGGTGAAACATTGTTTCGTACCTTTAACTACAGGCATCGCGCCATGCAGAGAATCTGGATGCGGTTTAGAACGATCTTCTCCCACATTGCTAAAAACCAGTAAGCGCCTAGCGCGAGGACGAACACTGATACCTAAAACTGGAAAAGCTGTTTCTCCACCACCATCTTCTGGAACATCGTTGAGATACCCCATCGCGGTGTATATTCGTT